AATGAGGTAGACGTTTTTACAATGGGTGTATTGAACGACAACCTACAAGTTATGTGGCCCGATCATTGTGTACAAGGAACAAATGGGGTTCGTTTTCATGATGAGCTAGATACACATTTATTTGATCTTATTGTGCAAAAAGGAACTGATCCGTCTGTGGATAGTTATAGCGGATTTAAAGATAATGACGGCCTTAATGAAACTCTATTGGCAGAATTGCTCAAGGAGAATGACATCGAGGAAGTGTACATAACTGGTCTTGCAACTGATTATTGTGTTGGGTTTACAGCAAATGATGCAATTGATGAGGGGTTCAAAACATTCCTTGTGATGGATGCTATCAAAGGAGTTGCTCCAGATACTACAAAGGCAATGCTCGATGCGTATGTTGGAAATGCAGTTTTAAGTAAAGACCTCTTGAAAGTATTGGAATAAAATATGTATGAAGCATTAACATTTGACGATGTATCAATTAGGCCTAAATATTCAGAAATTGAATCCAGGTCTAATTGTAATTTGAGGAGTAAACTCACAACAAACTGAAGCTTAGATATTCCGATTGTGGCAACTGCCATGGATTCCGTTTGTGAATCGCGCATGGCAATTTTCATGTATCAGCAAGGCGGTATCGGGTTTATCCACCGATTTATGTCAATTGAGGAACAGGTCGGGGAAATTGAAAAAACAAAAGAATCAATTTTCGGGAATAAATATGATCTTCTATATGACGGTGAAGTACATAAATATCCATTGGGTGCCGCAATCGGTATCAAAGAGGAAGAGAAAGAACGTGCCACAAAATTAATTGAGGCAGGCGTAGATATTCTCATGGTTGATGTTGCTCATGCTCACCATATTGGTGTTAAAAATATGATCGAGTGGTTAAAAACAAATCATCCAAATACAGATTTATTTGTAGGCACGGTTGCAACTGCGGAAGCTGTTCGTGATTTAGTTCAATGGGGAGCAGACGGAATTCATGTTGGTGTAGGTGGTGGCTGTTTTACACCTGAGATGGAAGTACTGACAGACATAGGTTTAGTTCCAATTATAAATGTAAATTTAGGTGATATGGTGTATTCACATGATGGAACTTTACAAAAGGTCATTGATAAGTTTGAGTTTGATAAGAATGAAGAGCTTATGGTTATTGATGGGATTGAATGTACTAAAAATCATGAATTTTATGTTGTTCATGAAAAATATGCAGATGCTGTCAATATTCATCAATATGCAGAGTGGATTAAGGCTGAAAATTTAACAAAAGAATATTTTAAAATTATCGTATAAACCATGTACAAATTAAAAAGCAAAAACGTGATGTAGAAAAATTACAATTTGCAAACGAACATAACTTTAAATTATTACGAATATGAGAGTCTGATTTAAATGATTCAGCAAAAATAGAGGAATTATTAAATGAAATTGAAGCGAATAGAATCAATTAAAACTAAACATTATACTGGTAAAGTATATGATTTGACAGTAGAAAATACACATTCATATAATATAAATGGTATAGCAGTACATAATTCATTATGTGAAACTCGTATCAGAGCAGGTGTTGGAATCCCAATGATTTCATCCGTTCAAGAATGCGTTGAAGCATTTTATCCTCATTATGAATTAGGTGATGATACAAAATATTATTTAGGAAAACGAGTTCCACTATCATCAAATGGAGGAATACGGATGCCCGGTGATATGGCTAAAGCAATCGGAGCAGGCGCTGATACAATAGTTCTTGGTTCATTGTTAGCAGGGACAAAAGAAACTCCAGGTTCTTTCAAACGAGAAGGAAGATTTCCAAACGAACAATTGTACAAAGAATATAGAGGTTCAGCATCACTATCATCAAAATTAGCTCGCGGTGAGTCTACTCACATTGAAGGAAATAGTGTTCGGGTTCAATTCAAAGGTTCTGCGAAACGTATTATCCAGGACATGACTGAAGGTTTAAAATCTTCTATGAGCTATTGTGGCGCTACTGATATTGAATCATTTCAAGCAAACTGTGATTTTGTCAAAGTAACAAATGCTGGACAAATTGAGGCGAAACCACATTTAATGGGGTAAGGAGAAATATGAAAAGTACTAAATTTAGATGCTGGGACAGTTATCAGAAAAAATATATATTCACAGGATATCATGTAGTAGGTGAATTTACATGTTTCAATTTAATGGATCAAGTTGCTCACGAAACCTGTAAAGAACGCGGATACCAGAGTTCAATTGAAGCATGGAATGATTTTGAACATGAACAATTTGTAGGCATCAAAGATAAAAATAAAATTGATATTTACGAAGGTGATATTGTAAAAAATCGTGATGGTTATATTGGCGAAGTTGTATATGCAGAAAAGGCTACGCGATTTGCAGTAACTCGTCCTAAGACAAGATATGGCAGTCCGGCAGGACGATATTTCATGACATTATTAAATTGTGAAATTCTCGGTAATATACGTGAAAATCCGGAATTACTTTCTAAATAAAATAAAAGTTTCTTCTATTTAATAGTAAATAAACTAATTCTTAAATTGGAGAACATACATGGATAAGTTAGATATAGTAATCGGCTTAATAGAAGAAGCAATAGAAGACTCAGATTGAGGTAAAATTGAGGAAGTATATAATTTGTTAAAAGGACAGTATGAGGATATTTCAGATGGTTATAATTTAGATGACATCGGAAATACCGGCGAGTTCGTTGACGAGGATTATTAAATAAAACACGTTTTGACATTTTTACCTACTATTTATTATAAATAGGAGAATTATATGACACATTACATACCAGATGGCATTAGAGGAATTCCTGATAATTCACCTCGCGGACTTCCTGCCAACACACCACGCGGTGGTCCATCTAAATAAAAAACCAGGGGATGTATTTGGTATTCGACTGGATGATTTTTGAAAATAAGTGCAAGCAGACAGAGTGAGTCTTTAAAACTAAAAAACCAGAAATAACTGGCACAAATTACGCAATCGCCGCTTAAGGAATTAAGTAGCCGTTAGCTTCATGATCTCCGATAGTGAGGGTCTAACGCCGTTTCGGATAGCTTTTATGATTTGAGCAAATTCAAATTAGAACACCGCAGATATTGGTATAAATTCCTGTATTATTTGTTCGTGTTTCTAACGCAGTAATGAGATGAAACGGACTAAGCTTGTGAACTGACTTATTGATTTAACATTGAGGACCGCGGTTCGACTCCGCGCATCTCCACTAAATAAAAATAAAGGTTATAACTATGATTAAATTATCAGCGCAACAAATTGAGGAAAATTATAATCGGTTCTTAAAAATACTTGAGGAATCGTTTGAAGGCGAACGTAAAGAAAATTTACTTAAAATGTATGAACATTTCGGTAATAGGTTACTTGAAGCTCCTGCGAGCGGATATGATTTTATGCACTTAGCATGTACTGGCGGATACTTACAACACGCCTTAAACATTATAGATTTATCTAAAAAGATGAAAATCTTATATGAAGAAACTGGCGGAATTATTGATTTCACAGATGAAGAATTAGTATTTGCCGCAATGCATCATGATCTTGGAAAACTAGGTGACCTCACAAATGATTATTATGTTTTCAATACGAGTGAATGGCACCGTAAAAATCAAGGTCGTATATTTGACACCAACCCTAAAATAAACTTAAAAAGTACAGTGGATAGAACATTTTTTATACTACAATATTTTGGAATTCCTTATTCTGAAAATGAAATGCTAGGTATTCGATTAGCTGACGGCGCATTTGATACGATCAATGATCCGTATTTTAAAGGATTCGGTGAAGCTAAAGAATTTAAAACACATATTCAATTTGTGATACATTGGGCAGATTGGATGACTACACGAGTAGAACGAGATACTTGGAAACAAAATGGTAAGGCAGACGTTAAAGCTATTAAAGAATCATTTGTTGCTAAGACTAAAACTCCGAATCCTAATGATCTAAAACCAAAAAATGCACCAGATCCTATGGCCACGTTTAAAGAGCTATTTACTTCAGAGGAGAAATAAATGATAGCAACAATTTTAGCAATATTATTTTTTATTATTTCCTTGGTTTTAGGATATATTGTTTATAATTTAAACAAGAAACAAAAAACCACAGAAATTTGGATAGAGGCATTTATCATGCAAGTTCTCAATATGCAACGAGAATTGAAACAAGTTGATGCCACAGGACATTTTGAAGCAGACGATGAAGTAGGATTTGTGTTTGAAGACATACAACGTATTGTTGACACCCTTGCTCATTTAATTACATTTGACGATTCAACAAAGGAACAATAATATATGGCGATGTACTTCACTCAAGAAACCGAGGATTCAATAGTTAAATATAATTCAATGACAACCAGATTTAGTGAATGTTGTGATGCACAGCCTATTACTAAAGAAACGGTTGACATTGAAAATATTCCTAAATTATTAGGAATCAATCTTAGAAATATTGGCACCTGTTCAGCTTGTAATAAAGAAACATTTTTTAAAACTGCAGTGGATGACGGCCGTGATGAACTATATACGACTAAAATCCAACCAGCTTTTGAAAAGCTTGTAGAAAATATAATTCACACTTTTAAATTTTATAATTTTCCGGATGCCCCAGCAAAAGTTATCCATGAGGTTGTATCATTTTTAGTTAGTAATATCCATAAATACAGACAAGAGGACGGTAAGGCGTTTTCATATTTTAGTATTGTGGTAAAGAATTATTTGATTTTGCACAATAATAGAAATTACAAACAAAAAACTTTACATGCAGAAATTGAAAAAATAGATTTTGGCCGTAATATTATATCAGAACATGAAGCAGTTAGCGATAGTGAGGATAGGTCAGAATTTTTAAATTATCTTATCCAATTTTGGTATAATAATATGACCGTGATATTTAAACGTAAAAAAGATATTGATGTGGTGAATGCAGTTATTTATTTATTAGAAACTGCGGGAAGTATAGAAAATTTCAACAAGAAATATTTGTACGTTCTTATTCGTGAAATGACAAATTCAAAAACTCAGCATATTACTCGCATTATCAATGTGATGAAAAAATATAATTTTAAATTAGCTCAGGAATATAATACAACTGGTTATGTTAATACTGCAACAACAGGATCATCATTTGCTTGATATGAAAATTAATTAAAATAAGTGGAACAAATTAAAGGGACTCGTTGAGTCCCTTTTTTTATACACATTTTCTGATATACAGATAATTATATATGAATAGTTATATGAAATCTTATTGAAAGGTATATTATGAGTACATCCGAAGAATTTGAAGTATTTGAAGGGAAAACATTATCCGCATTGTTTAAGGATATTTATGAAAATTCCATAGAAACAAAAAATGAACTGAAATTAATGATTAAAGCGGTTTCTGGCATGATTGATGATCAAGCCTCTGCTTCAGCCTTGGTTCCTATCATCAAAGAATATTTAGACATTAATGTTAAAAATGATGAACATCTTATTAAATTAGCAATGATTGTGCAACGCTTAATAGCGTCAGAAAGTAGAGGAATCTCTGAAGGAGAGTTCGGATTATCCGAAACTGAGAAAAAAGTTTTATTGGAAAATGCTGAAGAGGCGCTTGCGGCTACCCGTGAAGAAACATTAAAAATAAAAAATTTGAAACGGCAAACACCTGCGTTAGGATAATATAATGGCTTGGAAAAAAACAAATCAAATAAAAATCTTACCTACTTTACAAAATGGAGTTACTTCATTAAATGATGTTTACCGGTTGGTTAACACACGAAAAGAACGCGAAGAATTTTATGAATTAGAAGCAGGAGAAGTAATTGACATCCTGTTAGATGAGGAAGATTTACCCGATATTGATGGGAGTCCTGATTTTACATTAATCGGAGCTATCAAAGTACGCCTTGTAAATAGTGAACAAGTATTATCATATGAGGAATTGGCTTGAATATTACCGCTTGATCCTAATATTAAAGAATATCCTATTAAAGGAGAATATGTTGTTGTTTCTGAATATATGGGTGTAAAATTTTACAATCAAAAATTAAATATATTGGCATCTCCTAACTCAAATATATTTCCCGGATTTAGTCAATTGTACGCTGAACCTACAGATGCTCACGAAATGGAATATTTTCAATTTGATGATCAGGTTCGTCAATTATGACCATATGAAGGTGACATATTATTTAACGGTAGATTTTCTCAAGGAATTAGATTTGGCAGTAATCCCGAGGATTTGTCGCCTAATATAAAATTATCAGTTGGTCACTTTGACATAGAAACTCCTTGAGCAAAACCAGTAATTGAAAATATCAACGATGACAAAAGCTCACTTTGGATGATCACAAATGAAACTATAGATTTTTCTCCCGCGCACGCACTCGGTGCCACACCAGACGAGTTTTCAGGAAATCAAATATTTATTAATACGGACAGACTAGTATTGAATAGTAAGACGCAGGAAACATTATTGTATTCTGCAAAAGGTGTCCATGTTGGAACACCTGAAATAACGACCAAAATAGGGTCTAGAAACGATGAGCATTTAGCACTGGGTGAAACTACAGTGGAGTTACTAGGCGAACTTATAGACGCCATTCTGGACATACAATCAATACCTACAGGAGCAGGCCCGAGTGGTCCAATCAAAGCGTTCCCTGCAAACTTTAAAGCGTTGAATGATATTAAACTTAAACTCGATACACTTCTAACAAAGGAATAGCAATGAAAAAATCAGAATTAAGACAAATTATACGTGAAGAGCTTTTACATGAAGGACGAGGGTTTTCTACGAGGCACGTTCAGATTAAAGGTGTAGATTTAGATATTCATATAATTCATACCAATAAACCAGCGACAGACCCAGCAGTTAAAGCAGGCGTTCAAAAAGCCGCTCTTATAGGTAAAATGGTATATGATGAGCTTAAACAAAATATCCCTGAAAGTATTTTTATTACAATCTCATTAGAAGGTGCTGGACAAGATGAATTTATTCAAATTCAGCTTGAATTTGCAGGTGAGAAATATTTAACATTTAATTATGATGGCAAAAAAGTAACTGTCAAGAAACCATATGATAAGACTAAGTTCAGTGCAATAGTCAAGAGTATATCAGCTCGTTTAAAAAGTATGTAATATGCCAATCAAGTGAGACAAGTTTAAAAGTAATATGAAGAAATACATGGAATCCTTTGAAGCGGAAACCGAAGCTGATTACGCCAAGAAACTTGCGACCGAATATGAGAATGCTGTAAAGACTGGTGGAGACGCAGTATTTGGTAATGGTATTTTGAAAGGCAACAAAAAGGCATTTGAAGCTACACTTATAAAAATATTTCAAGGTATGAAAAGCGGAGTAATTTTACCCCCGGCTGGATCAATTTTACTAGGTAATGCATCTGTATTATATTGAACCGGCGCAACATTGAAAATTGGTGTTCCACCGGTAGTGAAACTACCACCGAGTACAGCATCAATTACGACAAATGTAGTATTGGTCCCAGGATTGCCGGTTCCCATACAAATAAAAAATTCAGATAATTTTGATGATTTCTTAGATACTATGATTTCATCATTTAAAAAACATCTATTGACAATCAGCGGAACAACGGCAGCAGTGGTACCGAGTGTACCTCCGGTACCGACACCATTCCCGTTTGTAGGCTATAAATAAAAAGGACAAAATCATGAAAAGATCAGAACTGGTTAAACTTATAAGGGAAGTCATTAAGAAAGAAATGAGTACGCAAATTAAAAAACAAGTTGATTTAGCCGTACAAAAACAACTTAGTGAGATATTTATTAGTAAGGGAAAAGAATCATTATTCACTCCTCAATCACAACCAACAAATTTCGCAGGAATGGAAGAACCAGTTTCAATGGTTGAAGCAATAGGCAGAGAACTTCCACCAATCAAAGAGGCGCCGAGAAAACATGTGGAGTATGTTAAAAATTCAATTCTTAATGAAATTTTAAATAATACATCAGGCGGAATTCCGCCACAAAATGCAGGCAATGATATGGGTTTAGCAAATACTGATGAAATCAAACATGCATTACGAGAACAATACGGTGGTGAATTGGATGATAAAACAAAATTAGAAATTGGTGCGGTTCAATCAATTAAACAACAAGGTGTAAGTGTGGACGATGTACCGGATGCAGTATTGTCAAATCTTACACGAAATTACAGCGATGTTTTAAATAAAAGTAAACAAATAACAGATAGGAAACAAGGGAAAATTTAATGGGAGCTAGAGAAAACGACTTAAATCCTGATACTTGAATTGGGTTGTCTTTTCCACTTGGTCGAACACACAAAGGGTTATTCAGACAAACCAAAACTACGTTGGAACAAGCTGGGCATAATATACGAAATTTACTGATGACCATGAAGGGTGAGCGTCCAATGCAACCTGAATTTGGATCAGACATTTATTCCTATATATTTGAACCAATTGACGAGGAACAACTCGGTACTAATTTAGAGGAAAGTATCAGAACAGCAATTTCATTGTGGTTGCCTTATGTAGATATTGTAAAACTTGCGGTGGATATTAATGATCGTGATAAAAATAAAGTAGTGGTTGTTATTGACTTTTCAATTTCCCTTAACCCTGATAATGTTGAGCAAATAGCATTGACGTATGACACAGGTGAATATTAATGTTATTAACTGAATATGTAGATGTTAGAATTGAATCTGCAAATAAAGCATATCTAGCAAATTTAGGATACGAATTTCCATTAAAGTGGAGCCCGTCAAATCAGAGAATGGTTTTCCTAGAGGAACACATGTAAAAGTAAAAGTTAGTGATGCTCGAGGAGATAATCGAGTTAAATATAAATGTGATATATGTAAAGAAATAAAAGAAACTAGTGTAAACGGATATAACAATAGAGCAATAACTGAAAAGGATTATTGTTGGGATTGTTATATTGGAAGTAAGTATCATGTTGGATGTGTACGATTTGGAGAAGAAAATCCAAATTGAAATCCAAATAAAACTGATGCAGAACGTAGTGATGACAGGTCATATCCAGAATATAAGGCGTTTGTAACTGAATGTTTTGGGCGTGATAATTATACATGTCAGTTATCAGGACAAGTTGGAGGAGAATTAGCAGTCCATCATTTAAAGTCATACGCAAAATTTCCCGAGCTTAGATGTGATAGCAAAAATGGTATAACTTTGACACGAAAAATACATGATGAATTTCATAAGAAATATAGTAAAGTTAAATTTACGGATTTAGACTTTATAGAATTTAGGGAGCAATATAATGGCAGATAAAAAAGTACAACGTGAAATTCGATATTTGAATAAGGATTTCGGTACCTTCCGAAATAACCTGATTGAGTATGCCAAAATTTATTTCCCACAATCATATTCGGATTTTAACGAAGCCTCTCCAGGTATGATGTTTATTGAAATGGCATCTTATGTAGGTGATGTTTTGTCGTATTATATTGACAATCAGTTTAAAGAAAGTTTATTAGGATTTGCCGAGGAAAAACGAGTGGTCTTTGAGACCGTTCAAAGTTTTGGCTATAAACCTAAATTAACAACTCCTGCAAGTACAACCGTGGAAATGTTCCAAACTGTTCCTAGTATTGGTGATGTTGATACCGTTCGAGCCGACATGAGATATGCTTTAAATATTACATATTTTGAAATGAAATCAACTACAATAGGAACTACATTTAGAGCCCGTGAAGATTGTAATTTTAAATTTTCAAGTTCTTATAGTCCTATAACCACAGAAATTTATGAGACAGACAATAGCACAAATTTACCATCTAAATATTTGTTGAAGAAAAAAGTTCAACTTGTAAGTGGTACAAAAACGACTGAATATTTTACATTTAATAGTGCTGAAAAGTATAGTCAGGTAGTATTAGGAAATACAAATATTATTGAAATTATTAGTATTACTGACAGCGATGGAAATAACTGACATGAAGTACCGTTCTTAGCACAAGATACAATTTTTCAAGATATGGAAAATAGTTCAGCAAACGATCCAGAATTGGCTCAGTACAGCGATGATGCTCCATACATTTTAAAACTATTAAAAACACCAAGACGATATACAACATTTATTAGATCGGATGACAAAACAGAATTACGATTTGGAGCGGGAATTTCAGATTCACCAGACGAAGAAATTGTTCCTAATCCAGATACGGTTGGTTCATCATTACCGGGCAGTCCTAGTTATTTAGATACTGCATTTGATCCGTCAAATTTCTTATCAACACAAGCATACGGATTAGCACCGTCAAATACTACATTAACAGTCACATATACATATGGTGGAGGTGTAGACGATAATGCGGCACAGGGTGAATTGACAAACATTTCAGCAATTACTTATGATATTGACGAAACAAATATTTCATCCACTCTTGTTCAGGAAGCTAAAAATTCAGTATATGCTATAAATGTTGAAGCCGCAGTCGGTGGAAAATCTGCTGAATCCGTTATTGAAGCTAAAAATAATGCTATGGCATATTTTCAAGCTCAACAAAGGGCAGTAACAAAACCAGATTATATTGTTAGAGCGTATGCACTTCCTGCAAAATATGGTAATTTAGCTAAAGTTTATATTGTGCAAGATGACCAATTGAGTCAGGGAAGTGATGCCGTTTCTAATCCTGATGCTTTAATTCAGGAAGGAGATGTTGGCAATACAATTAAAAGTTTAATGGGTAGAATTCCAACGAGAATTCCTAATCCAATGGCATTGAATATGTACACATTAGGATTTAACGATCAAAAACAATTGACGCTATTAAATCAAGCAGTAAAGGAAAATCTGAAAACATACTTGAGTCAATACAGAATGGTAACAGATGCAGTGAACATTAAAAATGCTTGAATTATAAATATAGGTGTTAGATTTTCAATCATGACACAACGAAATTTTAATAAAAATGAAGTATTATTACGATGTATTGAAACCGTCAAAGAATTTTTTGATGTGGATACCTGGCAAATTAATCAGCCGATAATTGTATCTGATATTGCGTATAAATTATCACTTGTAGATGGAGTTGCCTCTGTAATTCCACCCGTGAAGGATGACGGAACATTAGGATTGCCAATAGACATATTTACAAAATGAGATACCTCTGAAGGATATTCTGGCAATATTTATGACATCAAATCGGCAACAAAAAACGGTGTAATTTATCCATCAATAGATCCTAGTATATTTGAACTTAAATATCCATCAACTGATATTGTTGGAACCGTAATAGGGAGCATTTAATGAGATATTATATATACGCTGATAAAGACGCGACACTTTACGAAGCATCTTCAAGTATGAATACTGGAATGGATGAAATCTTAGAAGTTGAAAAATCAATGAATTATGCAGGCACTACAATAAACGTATCCAGACCTGTTATTAAATTTGATCTATCAGCTATTTCAAGCTCTATTGTAAATGGAACGATTCCAACAACTGCTAAATATTATTTAAATATGTATGATGCAGGTTCAACCGGATTAACAGTCAGTCAAAGTTTATATGGATATCCTGTCAGTCAAAGCTGAGCAATGGGAATCGGGCATTATTATGACTCGCCACAAACAACTGCTGGAGTAGGTTGGAGATACAAAGCTACAAATGCAGAATGGATAAGTGGATCAACTGATGTAGGTGGAAATTGGTATAGTGGCAGTGGATTTGAAGCGTCACATTCATTTAATTTAGATGCTAATGATATGAGAATGGAAGTTACTGATATTGTGGGCAACTGGCTAAATAGCAGTGTTCCGAACGAAGGATTTATAGTCAAGAGAAGCGTTGCTGACGAGGCAAGCACTACTCATTTAGGAGCCTTTAAATATTTTTCAAGAGACACGAATACAATCTATCCACCAAAACTTGAAGTAGCATGAGATAATTCAAGTTGGGCAACTGGATCTTTAACAGCACTATCATCAACTCAGTTGGATGACCACGTGATTTATTTTAAAGGATTCAAGCCTGAGATAAAAGAAACGTCAAAAATAAAATTTAGAGTGGTTGGGAAAGAACGATTTCCAGCACGAACTTGGGCTACTTCCTCCGTCAACTTGACTGTGAAAACATTACCAAGTGGAAGTACCTATTATTCAGTTAGGGATGCAGTAACGGAAGATGTTATTATTCCATTTGATACTTATTCTAAAGTGAGTTGTGATTCTACTGGAAATTATTTTACTATATGATCAAATGGATTACAGCCAGAGCGCTATTATCGTGTATTACTAAAAGTGGTTACAAGTGAAAACACAACAAGTGAAAACGTACAATTTCATGATGAAAATTGAATATTTCGAGTTGTGCGATAATGGAATATTCAAGAAACTGCCCTAGATGTGACAAAAAATTAACATATCAGAATGCCTGAGAGTTAAAATTGGCAACTGAGGTTAAAGGTAATTACAAATCAGGGCTTTGTAGAAAATGCAGTGAATGAAGAATACATATAGAAAAATCATTTAGAGCGTGTCCAACATGTTCAAATGTGAATTTATAAGGATACAAATATAATGCCATACACAATAGCAGAATTAGAAAATAACCCATTTTTTCAAAAACTTGAAAATAGAGATATTGCCGAGTACGAAGAAAAAATTGCGTTGTCCCAAGAACAATTTCAAATGTCTGGTTCATCAACAACAGTTAATCAAACTTTAAGAGATAACACTGGAATGTTTTTGTCCTATGAAGATAAAAATAGTGACCTTGGAATGCAAGGCCCGTGGCAGGAAGTTGTTGTATCAAACCAATCAACAAATATTAGAACAGACGAAACCTTAGATTTAGTGGTGAAAAGAACTTTCGAGGAACTGTAAATGGCAAAAACAAATCAACGATTAGAGAATAATGATCTACGAGTATTAAAATCCGGTGGCACATATGTAGTCGGAAATAATGACTTTTGGAATAGCCCTGTATTTGGAACGAATGCACCGACTGATAAAATTGAGATTCATGTTTATGATCTTGAAGATAAATTGATTAAATCAGGCAATGTATCTGATTTCCAAATTGCTTCATCTGGTAATGTTATTTTGAAACCGGGTGATACATTACGAGAAATGGGATTTTTATCAGGCGAATATACAGTAAAATATAATTTCTTAAGGAATATTGCTGGACAGGACGATGTTGTATTAGTAGAAACACTTCCAACAAATATAGGTAATGTTTATACAGGCCCGCCAAGTGTTACAGGGCACGGCGAGCGCCCATATTGGGTAAATGATGACGGTATTATTTTCAAAGGTAGTGAAGGCGATACTTCTATGCCTGAGGAATTGGATATTCGAGAATTAAAATATTTTATTCAAGAAATTTCTCCTTCTAAAACAGAAATCAGATTAGCGCCATTAGACATAAAACTTCCCAATTATAAATCTCAGTTTGAAGCATTATATACTGATGGAAAGGTTTATACACCGGCGATTATTAGAGGTGACGGTAGATTACATTTGCAAGATTCTTCAACTTTTGAATTTACAATGCCGAATATTGCAAATAGCGATACTCGTATAAATGAATTTATGGTCGGTGGAGCTATACGTATTGAAGACGCTTTTATAACTCAGTATATTACAACTCAAACTGCAATAACAATTCATGATACAAATTTGATCGTTCCACAATTTGATTGGTCATACACAACTCCGCCATGAGAATCATCATTACACGTTGACGCGGCAAATCCAGAATTAAATTGGTCTTATGGATATCAAAGTTGGGTTCCTTCTCCCGGTGTTGGTTATCATCCAATGTGAGTTGAAAATGAAGGAAAAGACGGTGTCATTGCAATTAAATTTATTGACATGAACACACAATATGGTTTTGAAAATAGACAAATGAGCGTTTTCAATAATGGAAACGAATCACTTGCAAGTAAGGGTATTGGTCACGGTGACATAATTAAAATTACATGGAATCAGAAAGTCAATGCTAACAAAAATTTAAATTTTCGTGTAAAATATATCCCATTCTTTACAGAAGAAAAACCAACATTAGAGCCTGTGGGATTTACAGGAAGTTGGGCTGAGGATTGGAGCTCATATAGAAATCCGCCTACCGGGTTTGTGAATAGTTGAACTGAGACGCTACCTTCATCTCCTCCAAGTGGGTTCCGACCACCAAATACTTTGCCGGCACCTCCTACTCCTCCTCCCGGATATTCTGCCAATCCTAATGGAAATCCTATGCAAGGATATACAACTGCTGATGGAACTTGGACGTGGCAGACATATGGTGGCGGTACAACCGGCGCCTGGCTAGAAGTTGACAATACACATTTACATGAACTTTCACCCTTAGGCGAGTGGCAATGGGGAAATCAATTAGAAGCGGGTGAAGACCCTGCTAATCAAACATGGGAATGGTTCAGGCACTATCCAAATCCAAATATTGATTTACAAATCGGAGCATCAAGCCCAGCGAATGAATGAGTGTGGGGTCCTGATAATGTTATTTCAGATGAAGGTGTTCCTCCAATTGCGCCTCCTGAAGGATTTGTTAGTATTAGTAATCCATTGTTAGGCACGTTGAGCGACGGCGGAGGATGGGTATGGGGCGCTATTGATATTTTTGGTAGTCCGTGGTACGTGTGGATGGTGAATCCAGAACCGAACCCAAATACTCAAACATATTCGTGGCATAGACGGGACATAAACCCTAACTTAAAC